CTGTCTAATCTGATTCACTGTTGTGTCATTACTTGAAGAAATATCTCTTAGAGAATTACCTACTACATGATGCGACCATACTGAAGAAATCCATTCTTGAAGAATTTCATCCTCAATCAATTGCACATCTAAAAACAATCTTTGGAATGCTCTTGCTTCATTGCTATTTAGTTGACAACAAGTACCACGACGACGAACACATAAGCGATCCTTTAAACTCTCATCATTTATATACATAGCGAGCAGTCTTTCTCTCTGCTTTTGCGTAATTCGCTTTGTTGGCATTGTTTTTACAATACGTACCATTGTTTCATTATCACCATTTATCCAAGCCCCTAACTGACGACACCATTCCTCAAAGCTGTACTTTTTCCAATCTGTTGCCTGCATAATCGTAACTGCTGCATTCATATAATCACCCTTTTAACCGTCTAATTTCTTCAATCGCTTTACCGCTCTTTACCTGCTCAGTGCTATATCTGTACACTGAATAACCCAGTTCCTGAGCTGAGTTATATTTCTCCATATCCGCTATATAACCTTTTCCCCTTGTGTGTCTGCCACCACTCCAAACACCGCCCTCAACCTCAATTAAAATCTTGGTACCAGTAATATGAAAATCAGCGCGCCATTTACGTTTTGGATGGAATTTATATTCCTGTTCAAAGCTGATTTTTAAAACTCTTAATTGGTTGGCCAACGTAGATTCACCGATACTTTCGGTTCGCTGACTGTTAATCGAATTACGGCGCTTAGATTTTCTTTTAACCTTAGGCGCATATTTCATTTTGTATTCAGCAATTGAAATACTAGACAATTAAGCCCCCGATTTTTCTAAGTCTGGATCAATGCCGATGATGAGGGGTTTAGGAATTTGCATTGTTGTCACCCATGATCCAGACATAACACTCTTTGCAAATCGACCAGTAAACATACTCACCACGCTTTCTAAGTGTTCGAGCACTTGCGACAACAAACACACGCTTGCGTCGTTGTGCGAGTCCGAAATATTGAGCATCAAGGACTCTCCAAGCAATTTGTCGTTGTGGTCCAAACACACAACCAGCGTTTGGCCACTTTTTCCCTGTCGGTTGTAGCTCACACCCTTCGCCTGACAATGCTCCCAAAAAACATCCGAAAGCATTGTCTTTGGTGTTGAGGACTCCTGGCACGTTTTCCCAAACAATAATGGCTGGCTCAAATCCCCGAATAGATCTTGCTGAATCAATTTCATTGGCTAATCTCACAAACTCAAGGCTTAACTGTCCTCGATCATCATCTAAAGAGTTTCTCAACCCGGCTACAGAAAAAGCTTGGCATGGAGTTCCACCAACCAAAATATCTGGTGCTTCTACTTCGTTGTTTTTTATTTTTCCAGCGATAGTGGTCATGTCACCAAGATTTTGCACATCGGGATAATGATGTGCTAAAACCTGACTAGGAAATTTCTCAATTTCTGCAAACCATGCTGGTGTCCAACTTAATGAGTGCCAAGCCACTGTTGCCGCCTCAATACCTGAACATACTGATCCGTATTTCATACCAACTCCCCTTGCATCATTTTTCATAGCACTCCACCCTCTACAATTGATGTGAAACGGCAGATATCTAAGCGATCTTTAACTCTCACCACACCACGCTTACCATGTCGATTTTTAGCAACAATGATTTCAGTCACACCTGTAGGAAGTTCATCTTCTCCATTAATCGGATGTACTAAAATGATTTGATCTGCATCCTGTTCGATCTGACCTGATTCTTTTAAATCTGAAGCTTTAGGCCGTTTTCCTTTCTCTGATTCACGATTCAACTGAGCCAGTGCAATCACTGGACAATTGAATTCTTTAGCCAATCCCTTAAGGTCTCGACTGATTGAGCTGACTTCCTGATAACGATCTTTCTTTCTTGGGTCTCGAATGAGTTGTAAGTAATCAACGACGATACAACCAAGTTTTTTGTATTTGCGACGAGCCTTTCGTGCGTATGAATAAATCTCCGCAATTGTTGGCTGTTGCTTGTCTTCAATGTGAATTTTTAACTTGCTAAATTTATGCTGTGCCTCAGCAAAGTCTTTGAGCATTCCGTCATAAAGTTCAGCATTGTGGATGTTGTCATAAGGAATACTGGTCAAAGCCGAAATACAGCGATTTGTGAATGTTTCAACGTCCATTTCTGCCGACACCACTAGAACCGATTCTTCATAGCGCAATGCAGTCTGAATCGTTATCATTTGAGCTAGTGTTGATTTACCCGAACCAGGGCGACCACCAACCACGCAGAAATGACCTTTTTGAATTGTGCCAACCGAGTCATCAACCGATTTCAAATTGAATTGCACACCTGAGAAAGTTTTATTTACCTTCGCCTCAGCTTTTGCCATCAGTTGCTTGCCCGATAAAACCAAAGCTTCCTCAAACGTAAAACTTGTCTTTTCAGCCTTGTCGCTTCCAGTTGATCCATCAAGGATTGTTTCAGCAGCGATATGCACATCAGGGATTGTTAAATCTTTTGCGATTTCAGAAATGCTGTATCCAATTTTCTCAACTTCACGATGTGCCTTGAATTTATTCAACTCAGCAACGTAGGTTTCTAGGTTGTAAAAACTTGAAGGTGCTTCACTGGTCATTTGCTGCAAGTAAGCAGTACCGCCGATCAAGTGAAGTACATTTTTCTGATTCAGTTGTTGTTCAACCATCACCAAGTCATATGGCTTGTTTTCATGTGCCAATTCTTGAATGGCATTGAATATTTGCTTGTGTCGTTCAGGAAAAAAACAATCGACATCAACGTCATTGGCAACGGTTTCATAAGATTCTGAAACGGTCATCAATGCGATCAAAACCGCTTGTTCCATTGGGATATTGTGAATATGCGACATTACCAATCCCCCATGTCTTCAGTGAAGTTTTGAGGAATATTTGCAATCATGTAATTTGGATTTAGGTATTCAGGATGGGATTTCACGTGACGTTCAAACTTGTCGATAATCCATGTTGTAAATTTATGAAGTTTTTGGGAGTCATTCAGGTGTCTGCCACTGCTTCCATCAAAATATGAATTAAATGAACTCAACTCAAACTCAAAATTTGGTAATCCAAAAATCAATTCAAGATTTTTTTCATGACCTGCAATTTTAATTTTTGTTTCAAGTGATTTTGCTTCTGGAATCCAGTCGTGTTCACAAGAAAGATTCAATGGGAGATTCAATGATAGATTCCGTACCCCAAAATTGGGGTCGTTACCTATACCGTTTTTGGGGTCGTTTACATCCAAAATTGGGGTCGTTTGGGGGGGTATAACTACCCCATTATTGGAATCGTTCCCAATTTCGGTATCGTTCCCTTTTTGGGGTTGTTTAACTATACCGTTTTTGGGATTGTTATCTTCACGTGAATTAACCCCGATTAGCTGCAAAACTCGAATTTGTTTTGTATGACCTTTGCGCTCACCTGTATCAAAAACCAAACCTAATTCAATAAGCTCGTTTACGACCTTTTGAACCGTTTTTGGATTCAATACTGTGTCACTGGCAATACGCTTATTGCTTGGGTAGCACTTATTTTCCTCACCCGCACGGTCTGCCAATGAAAGTAAAACAAGCCTTTGTGCTGAACTTTTAACTGGTGCAGACCATGCCCAATTTGTTGCATCTATGCTCATGCCGCCACCTTACTTTTTGTTAAACTTCGTTGTAAAACAGCTACAAAGTCCACTTTCACTGATTGCGCATAACTATCCTGTGAAAGCGAATCCCTAGACAACTGAGCACGTCTCTCTGCAACCATTTGGGCTAATGTTTTTTTCATAAGATCACCCATCTATCTGACACATGAAAAATATCGACAGCCCCCCCCCAGAGAGGACCATCAAATGTTTTCAATTCTTTGCGTAGTTGTTTTTCAATCGATTCTTTTGTAAATCGGCTGTACCGCATAGGACTCTTGAAAATTTGCTTACCATTCTGAATAGCCTCAACAAGCACTGTCTTGGTACTAAAGTCCACTGAAATAATATTGACATTTACGCTCATGAAACCTCCGCTAAAGCTTGTTCCACCTCAGTTAAACGGCGGTTGGCTTGAATTTCTGCTGTTGTGGCTGGGCGGATTTCATTGACTGCCAACCAGCAAAAATACTTACCATTTGGAATTGGTCTGCATTTAATAAACTCAGGATGGGTCATGTGTGGCAACTCCCTCACTTCAAAAAGCTCTGGGGTAATGCCATCGCATAGCGATACCACCACATCACCTGTTAAAAAATCCACATCGAAACTTTTGTGACCAGGTAATTCCTGCACCAAGCAAGTCTTACACTGCTCGCCTTTAAACTCTGTGCATTTGCCAGCGCATGGATGTTTTGGTATATTTGTCATGTTCATTACTCTCCGGTGTGAATTAGAAGCCTGACATAACCCTTCATGTCAGGCTTTTTTAATGTCTGATATTGGCTCATCCTCAACTCTCCCTAGCAAGCCCAAACGCTCCCTCTTCTTCCTATTTTTTTCTGCCCTTTCAAGCATTAAGCTAACTTCATGATATTCACCCATGATTGCTTTTTCTAATAGGATGACAGCCTGATGCGCATACTCATTACCACGCACATCTGCGATCAATCGCAAACGTTCCATCATGTCTTGAAGCATCTTCAATCGAAGATCTTCTTTTTCAAGGCTCATGGTGGTTCCTAAGCGACATTTGTGGTTTGTTTATGTTGATTCCATAAAGCCTCTAGATTTTTAGCTAGAGCATATGAAAGACGTTTTCCGCAAACTCCTCGCTCAAGATCGCTTACATAGTTTTGTGAGCAACCAATTTCAGTGGCGATATTTGCTTGTGTTAATCCCTGCCCTTTGAGGTCAGAGATCATTTTTTGCCATTGATTCATAAGAACCTCCATTATTTTCATTAAATATATAGGTTTTCCGATATTTACACAATAGCCAAACCGATTGAAATATGTATCAGAATTCCGATAAGGATAGTTGAGATAAATTTATGAGCACTTTGGGTGAAAATTTAAAAAAATTGCGTAAAGCAAAAAAAATGACACAGAAAGACTTAGCTCAAAAATCTGGAGTAAAGCAGTCAGTAATTTCTGAGCTAGAAACGGGTATTGCAAAATCCACTGGATCTATTCTTGAATTAGCTAGCGCACTAGGCATTACTGCTGAAGAGCTTAGGAAAGGAGTTATTGAGGGTTTTGATAACAACGTTGTACCCATTACCTCCAAATTAATCCCTGTCTTATCGTGGGTTCAAGCTGGATCAATGACATCGGTTGAATCAATTGATCCGTTAGAAATAGCTGAATGGTTGCCACCCTTAAGCGCTGATGATCCCGATGGTTGTTTTTATTTGAAAGTTGTCGGTATTAGTAATTATCCAACCTATATGGAGGGTGATTGCATTTTGGTGAATCCCAAATTTCAGGTGTGCGATCTAATTTCAGGGGATTTAATTGTTGTAAGGAATAATACTGATGCAACTTTTAAAAAATTTGTTATTGAAAGCGATGAGCGTCAATATTTACAAGCACTTAACCCTAATTTTCACCCTAATATCATTGAGTTTGAAGAAGGTATGGAATTGGTTGGTTTGGTAATTGATGCATTTAGACCGCTTGGTGGCTCAAGACCAAAACGAATGAGAAAAAGTTAACTTTGTACATCTAAATAAAAGAGAACATTATGATCGCAACACTAAACAAATCTAAAACCGCACTAACAATCAATCGCCAAGAGTTTAAATTGGCATTAGCTAAAATGGGCGAAGGTATTGACAAACAAATAGCCTCACTTAAAAGAGCTAAGCAAAGCTATGACGCTGCTGAAATGGCACGAGAAGTGATTGCTGAAGCAAATATCTTTGAGGCCATTATTGAAGGCTTTAACGAAGCTGAGGAAACAAATCTAAAGTTGGCTGATATAACCAATCTTGAAGTAGCACAGGGATGGGTGGATGAGTTTTTAGAGAAGTATTCAAATATATAAATACCCCTAATCAATTTCACCCCTCTCTCTTCGGCGCTCTTTGCTGTAATAGTCACAGTATGGAACGTCTTTTGAGAGTCGAAGCGTTAAAAAGAAGCCAGCTATTAAAGAGATAATAGGATTAATTAGAAAATGGTTTTCCTTGTAGACTTCATAGATTTTCT